AATGGGTATTGGTAAAAATCACTATTCAGTAGTGTTCAATTTAGATAACCTGAAGAAAGTAAAACTAGCCGATATCACAAAGCAATTGAGTAATAAGTTCAGTGCTACAAGAGGCAAAAAAATTGATCGTGTTTTCTTTATTCGAAAAGGTAAGGCTGTGGAGTTAACGAGAGATAATATACTTAAAAAAGAGTACAAAGCATTAGAGGCAATGCTATAAAAAAGGGAGAGGGCTTGCATCATTACTGATCCGCGCCCTCATGTTATAGTACAAAGATATATAAATATTCAACATGTTAGACAAAATCCCAAATTTTCAACAAATTGGAAAACAATTAATTATTGACGCCCAGACTATTGCAGAGGTTGAGATGATCAACTTTATAATGGGAAATTTTGAAAAACAAGGTTTCCTTGATAGTTCAATTGTGCCGTGGGAAGGTCGGAAAAATGATGCTGATAGTGGTCGAGCTATATTGACTAAGACCGGAGCTTTGCGAGACAGTGTTAAAATATCAAGTAGCAGCACTAAACGTGTAGTTGCAAGTTCGGATTCTAAATATGCCAAAATTCACAATGAAGGTGGAACAATCAACATTCCTGTAACGGCAAAAATGAGAAAGTTTTTTTGGTACAAATACAAAGAAACCGGACAGGCTAAATACAAAGGAATGGCTTTGACAAAGAAAACGCATTTTACTGTAAATATCCCAAAAAGACAATTCATGGGTGAGTCCGTTTACTTCAATAACCTGATTGATGCCAAGTTTAAAAAAATGATTGTACAACGATTCAAAGCTAGTTAAACCCTATTTAAATATGAAAGATTTAAAAAATTTATACCTAGAGCACCAAACTAGAGTTACCGATAATGTACCGGAAATAAAGCATAGCGATTTATGGAGTGAGCAAGTTTCCTTTATGGCCGATGAGCATCCGTTTAAATCTCCTGCAGTATTTTTTGGGTACCGAGTTTTATCCGCAGAGGACCAAGGAGAAAAAATACAAGAGCTGCGTTTACAAGTTGATGTGTATTTATTTTATGAAACATTTGCTGATACAGCAAAAGGAAGCAAGAAGCAACAGAAAGCGCTTGACTTTCTTGATTTACTGACTAAGATAAACGCCTGTTTTCACGCTACTTTTGGCAATTACTACAGCAATATGCGCCGTACTGGTTTTAACCCCGTAGAAACGGGCGGAGCGGGTATTTTGTACGTGCAACGGTATGAATTAATAATGACAGACGATTCCGCAAGTATATTATACGAAAACTTGAAATTTGAGCAAATGGAAATGGAAGTAATTAGAGAGGAAGTTCCGCCAGTAGGCAATCAAAGTAATTTATACGGCGATATTCAAATTTAACGATAAATATAAGTCTCAATCGTTTTTGGTCGTAAAAAGAATTTTTGCGCAGCTGCAGCAGTACAGTAAGCAATAGTATATTTTTTCACACCAAACTCCATAATAGAACTCAACTTATTGTAATAAGCTATGATTTCTTGTTTCTTTTGATTTTGAAGTTCAATATCTCTTGCCATGTTACAAATATATAAACCTTTTTTGGCATAAAAAAACCCACTTTTTCAAGTGGGTTTTTGATTGTATTTTTGTTTTATTGGCTATTCGTATAACATTGGCTCTACTTGTACCTCATATTCCGTTGCACCTTCAACACCCATTGCGATACAGTCAACAACTTTTGTTTTCCCTGCAGCAAGGTTTAGAATAGTTCCTAAACCGGTCCCAACAATAGTATCATCTTTATCGGTATAAACTATTTTAATTTGACCGGTTGTCAATAGTTTATCGGTATTGTTTTTTACTTCAACATGTACCGTTTTCATCATTTCGGTATTTGTTTCGCTCGATTTAACCACCTCAATATCTTCTTTTGAAGTTTCAGCAACTTCAGTATTGCTATCTGTTTTTTTATCGTTATCAGGTAATAATAAACCTAAAATGATAATACCTACAATTACAATTCCAATCCATTTTAATACTTTCATCTTTTTATTTTTTAAGGTTGTTTTTCTATTATTATTGGTTGCGGTGGACATAAACTTACTACTCTGGTATATTCCTTAAATAATTCTTGATTAGCAGTAATTAATAATTCGATAACCTCATAAGGATTACCACCTCTAGTAAGAAATTCAACCGCCTTGTGTGTGAATGGGTCTATGCTAAAATTTTTATCAATAAATTGTTTATTGAACTTAGCAATTACTTCCTGACGTTTTTGCTCTATTTGTTCATTTGTTAAATCCATAACATGTTTTTTAAGTTAATTCAAATCTAGTTAATATTTATACAATAAAAATGTCAATACAAATATAATTAACCCTAAAACTGTAAATGCTCGTTTCAAGTTACGTTTATATCTCCGGTCTATTTCTTTAATTATCCTGTGGTGATCTTCCCAAATTTCTTGCATCATTTCAAAGGTATTAAGTTAGTTTTATTACTCCTTACGGTTTTCCTCATTCTTAAAATTTATTATGTGAATGGCGGGTGTAAAAAAACTGGGGTTAATATGGTAGTCTTTAAAAAAAACCACTATTTCATCCTTATAATGGGATTGTACATGAATATCAAAAAATTTTGAGTGTGTCAATAGTATTGCCGCATTATGATCTACATAATTAACCATTGGATAACTCCGTAAAATCATTTGTAACCAATTTGGTACACTAATAATTAACTCATCTGATTGGCAATTCATTGCATGGAAATCGTATATAGCAGACCTTAAAAAATGATGTATTGCTTGTATTTCTGATTGATTTATTGATTTTATGCTCATCTTTCTAATATTTTAAATTTGTCCAGTGGATTAATTTACCCGTGAAATTTTCATTGAAGTATTCAAAGAACTCCTCAATTGTATCAAAGCCGTCGTTTTGGGCTAGTTCGTCTAATTTCATTGGATGTATCTTTACATTATCAATTAATATTTCTGGGTAAAGAGTTTTTCCAAAAACTTTATCGTAGATAATCTCAACTTTTTGAACGCTCACCACTGGCAGAACCGGAGTAAAACAAAACATATTTTTTTGACGGCAATTGATAAAGAAATCAATTTTGTTTCTGGCTTTCCAACGATCTTTTTCATCTTTCCGCATAGTGTGATGTTTCGGCTCTAAAAGTGGGAACATTACAAAGTCAAAATCTTTTGGAACGTGAGCCGGACTAAAGCCAACAGAGTCATTAAAATAAGTCGATTTTAGTGACTGGTGTATTCTCTCAACAAAGTATGTTGGTTTGCCGTTCATTTTTGTGCTAAATGGTAGTATCATGACAAGTCAGTTTTAACGGTATAAATTGAAATATAAATCACATCTTCAACATAAAAAACGGTATCATTTTCATTAGCCTCAAAGTTTTTTAATGGTGGTACTGCGGCATTACCGTTGTAGGTTTCAAGGGCGACATTGTATAACTGCTTTATCTGTTTAACAGCCTCTTCTTTGTTTCTAAACAAAAAACCATCTACTAATTCTAGTTCATTTAAAATATATAGCTGTAACTTGTTTTTTGTAGAGTAGGTTTTAGTAACCTTAGTAAATTGTTTTTCCATTGGTTTCCTCTTTTTCTTGGTTGAATCCTATTTGTTGTTTTTCTGAGGTGATACGATTAGCGTAACGTGGCGACTGAATTAACAAGTCTAATTCTTTGAGTTCGTCAGTTGAGCAATTTTCAAGGAATTGCTCCGGCGTAACCGTGACGCTTAACACTTTGGTTATTGTTGGCATAATTCTATACTTTTTTTTTAAATTCTTCTATCCGTTTTGAGTTTTGCTAAATCGGCAATCATTGGGTTAAAATTCTTTGTTTGTACCGCTTCCGGGTATTCGTTCTCGTAATATCGTTTATTGATGTAGGTGGCCATGTGACACTTTGCAATTCCGCTTGATTTCAAATAGCGTTCGTAAGGCGAAAGGGAAATGAAAAACTTTATCTTTTCGGCTTCGGTCATTTTCTTGAATGACTTTTCTGCATCTTGCTTGGCAAGCTTGTGGTTATAGAGTAGCCATCCCGTTTCAAAGCTTAAATCAGCTACGGACTTTTCAATTATAAATACCTTGGTGTACTTTTCTTCTTTCATCCAGACGCTTTGAATAATGCTTTCGTTAGCAGGAAAATTGGCAGAAAACAACCATTTCATTTGTCCGTCATTCAATTGTCCCTCACAGATTTCAAATAGCTTTAAATTGCCGTTTAAATCGTATTTAAATAAGAATATCAATCCTATTTCTTTTCCTTTGGCTCGGTAGGTGGTTAGTTGCTCCATAAACTATATATTGATATCATTTATGTCTGAGAATACTTCTATATCGAGTACATACGCCATCTGCAACTCAGCCCGTGCGCCTTTACTTTCATTATAATCTGGAAGCAATAGCAGTCCGTCACATTCTGCAAGAGCCGGAATACATTTCCTCATTGCATCATTCCATGTGGCCGTCCAATCATTTACAACTTCTAATGGGTTAATGACTTCATAACCTCGTGCTTCTATTTGTTTTTGTGCTGTGCCAAATTTCATGGTACACTCTGCTATTAATTCTCCGGTAACTTTCCCGGCGATGTATATTTTTTTTTTCATTTTAAAAGGTATTTAACGGGCTTCGTGTGAATAAATGTCTTAGAAATGTTTAATGCTTCATGACGTGGCCTTATTTGCATTTCAAAAATACTTTCGGTTTTTGTATATGGCTTTTCTCTTTTTTTACCTAGTCTCATTTTTCTCATTAGGCTAGTTTTTGATTAAGGATATTTATTACTTTTTGAATTTCTTGCCTTATGTAGGTTTCTTGAACACTTTCAATTTGTTGGAGAAGTAGTAGCTCCAATATATCAGCTTCATGAAATTTTAAAGAAATTGAAATTTTCTTTTTGGCATCGAAAAGGTTTTTCTTTGCTTTGATGGCAACCGCTTTGCCGTCTATTTTGGCAGCAACATCAAGAGCAATTGATAGTGTTGACTTTTCTCTCCTGGTTAATGCTTTACTATTGTAAACCGCTTCAATTGTGGCGGCTACTATTAATGCCGTTTCGGGGTTTAGTTTTAAGTCTATTTTCATTACATTATTTCTATTAAAAGTTCAATATCTTTTTTTGTTAATTCTCTACCTTTCAACTTTTCACAATTGAAATCAACATAACCACTTATGAACTTAAATTTTGAATTGAATTCGTATGTTATATCTATTTGTGAGTCGTTTTTATGATAACTCCACCAACGATAAAAATCGCCGTTTTCAAGGTTGTTTCTTCCTTGGCATATAAATCCTAAATCTATTAATTCGGTCAATTCTAATATTGGTTTTTTCATCAACATTCCGTTTTAGGTTGGGTTAATTGTTCTCCGCAGTCAGTGCAGAACTCTGCTGTCGTTTCACAGGTTGCGACGCTTTCTATTACTCTTATTTCGGCTATGTCGTGGGGACAAACTACCGTGATGCTATACTTTTCCATCTTAATGATGTAATCCACAATTTGAACAGTACATGTTCCCGTTTTTCACTTTGACTGGCATTTCAATTTCGCACTCTAAACAGTAGACCATTAGCGGTTGTACTACTTTTGTTTTTTTGCTTTTCATTTTTTGAAAATAAAAATAAATAGCGGTAGCGCAAGAAAAACCAGAGAAATAGCACCAAAACATTAACCAGTGTATTTTTTCAATCATCTTACTTATATTTAGATTTTACGATACCCTCTAATGCAACTATTATTTTTGAAACCTCATGCGGTTCCATCTTTTTTAATGGCTTTTGGATAGGTGATTTATCACTCTTTAAAAACTCACTCAAGCGGTTAATGTCTGGCACTTCGCCCCATTTGCCATTGGGCACCACCCATTGTGCTTGACGGAGTAGTGAGAGGATTGTTTTGTGCTGCTGGTTGTTTTTATCAAACAATCCCCAGTTGCTATTGCCGTTGGTTCTGCCGCCTTTTACAATGGTTTGCAGTTGCTTCTTTGGGGAGTTGTAGTCGTCTATTGCGGAACCTTTTCCCTCGAATAGATATGGGTTTTTAGTTGTTGTCATCTGTATTTTTTAACTTGTTTTTTTCCTCTACAATCAGCGAATCAACAATCTTTTTTTGCTGTTCAATACTTAAATTTTCCTTGGTTTTCATCAAAGTTTCTAGGTATTGCAATTTTACTTTTTGAAGCTCGTAATGCTCAATTTCCAACTCCGTTTCTGACTTTTTACACCCAAATAATGTAATGGCTAATACAAATGATATAAATACTTTTTTCATTTTGTTATTGGGTTTTCAAGAGTTACGGTAAAAATTTTATAGTTAAAATCACTATTGGCTTTCATTTTCCAAACTTCAAGGCTTGTGTGGTTCAGTGGGATTGCTTTATAAGCAAACTCAGCCAAATAGGCATTTGTCCTTGGAATTTGCTTAAGGCGGTCTTTAAAAGTTTCGCACCAGGATTCAGAATTAGAAGCCCATAGCTCCTGCATTTCATTTACTAAAATACTGACTTGTATTTCCTGCTTGGTGTTACCCATTTTATGGCGTTCAATAGTCCATTTCATTTGTTGTTGTTTTAATGTTTGCTCCCGAGGCGGGACTCGAACCCGCAAAAGCCATTTTCACTCGGGAAACCGAACTAACTAACCTTTACTTTCAGATTTAATTATTTTGTCTTGAAAAATCAGCTTATTACATATATGGTTGAACTCCAAAGGATCTGGATTTTGACCCGTAATCAAACAGAAAATATACTGCGGCGCTCTCGTTCCTAAGACGTGAAATAAATCATTAAGGTTTCCATTTTTCTCTATTTCATTTATGTCAATAAAGTTTTCACTATCTTTATCAAAGCACGTTTTTATCGCACTTGTGATTTTTACCATCATTTGAATTTGAATATCTATCTTGCTCATTGTTCTTAGTTTTAATTGTTATCCTTTATAAGTTGCTTTTGTATGTTTTTTGAATGCCGGGTTATCAATCACTGCTTTTTTATAATTATTAAAAGCATTAGTTTCATTCGTGCTAAATTCCTGCCGGCAAACATAGTTACCGTTTGTATCTTTATAAATCTCTTTACCATTAACGGTATAGGACTCATGGTCAACGATAGGCTTAATTAGTACTGCCATTGTTTATTTGCTTGTCGTTATAAAAATTAAATTCATATCCTTTAACAAAGTCAACTGAGGAGATTGAAAGTGGAATTGACGTTTTGACCCCTTCTCCAAAAATCAGGTTAGACTCAATGAACCAAACCGAACGGATGGGTTTATAGGACTCGGCTATAATAGCCACACCATCGGTAAATTCAGCGTTGTTAAAATCCTTTGTTAATTTTTGAAGCTCTAGTACTCTTGAGCCTTTTAAGTTTCCTTTGGCGTCTTTTTTCAACAGGCCAAAAACTACATTCACAAGTGCTGCTGTTGCAGGGTCTATAGCTAGGGAGCTGATGAATTTTTCAACTTTAGAAATACCAGAATTCACCGTGTCGTCCCAAGCGTCGTTGATTCGATATCCAATAGTAATTTCACCAACTTCCGTAGAAAAAGAGTGTGATTGTTGGCTTTCTTTAATGCCATAAACGCTGGCTTTTAGTTTGATTAATTCCTCAAACATTTTGAAGGTTTCAGTTTTAGCGACACTCAACATCTCACTAGCGGCAGCGAGTCTATATATGGCGTTGGGCACGGTTTCTTTTACTAAAAGCTTGTAGGTTTCACGGTCGGCAAACTTGGCCGTTTCTCTTTTTTCGATTTCAAGTTTTAAATCTTCCATCGATAATGTGCCTAAATCAACTGTTTTTTTTTCTGTGTTCATTTTGATTTTTATTGAATTAATTAATGTCCTAGTTGTTTACTAATTTCGGGAGTAAAGCCTCCCAGCTCTACGAAAAGCCGTTTATAAAAAGCGTTACCTGTTGGCAGGTCACTCCTGAAATATATTTCAGTTCCGGGAGGTGCTAACCTCCAATACTTGCACATTGTAAAGCGGTCTAGCGTTTCTATTTCAGCAAGAGCTTTGTCGATTTCTTCTTGAGTGAATTGGTCCATAATTATTTTAAAATCATTTCTGAGGAAAAACCACCCCATCCAGTGGCCTGTATTTTTTCGATTGTGAACTTGATTTTTGCTTCAATTGCCACCGGTATGTTATACTCCCTGACTTCGTGGCTAAAGGTTTCATTGTTGGCGTGGCTCAATTGCGAAAGGAGTGCGCCACGTTCTTGATTTATGCAAATGCGTTCTCCTAGTTTAAACACATGGATTCTACCTTGTGTTTGTTGACAAGAGCAATACACAAGCACATTGTGCAAGTCTTCTAATCGTTGGTATATATCTTCTTTACTCATGGGCGTTGAAATTATGGTTTCTAATATCGAAGGTGTCACGCTCTATCGGGCGGTCAATTTGTTCTTCTTTTAGCTTGCGCAAATCCGTTTCTATTACTGTACGGGGTTCGGAGTTGGGGTTTTCTTGGAGCCATTGCTCTAGCATCGCTATTTTATTTTTTCGTTCTTCTGGGGTCATTTAATTTTGATTAAATGTTATACTTTGAATTTTCACACCGTGAACTTTGAGGTAACTAACCGCCTTTGTTTTTTTGATTTCCAAGAGTAGCGCTGTTGGCCTAATGTTATTGATTCGATGTGTACAATCGATGTAACATATCTTTAAGTCTTCTATGGAAACCGTTACTGAACCTTCATATCTATTGGTCATCATATTAAATTCGGCTTCGCATTTTGCATATTCCACTAAAAACCATTTATTGACTGCTGAGTTGGCTAGTACTTTTTGAAACTCTCTAGCGTTGATTGTTACGCTTTCGCACCAGCGGGCGTATGCTCCGAAAATCATGTTCTCATAATCCTCAGCGGTAATTTGTAATTTTTGATTGATTGTTTTGGTCATGGCTATTTTATTTTTAAATCAAATTGGGCGGCTCCTTGCTCCCAAATGGTATAGGGTTCTTTATCTCCTCCAAGGCGGCTTAAACACATCGCCCGGTAACCTTCAACTCTGATTTTGACATCAGCATCATATTTCACAAACTTGGCGAGTGATCCCTCCGGGTTCTTGCCGTCTGCGTGGCTTATGAAAATGAACAACTTATTATGAAACTCCTCCTTTAGAAGTTTGTACTCCTTTTTATTGAGTCCGGTGTACTGCAGGGAATCAATGAAAACAATGTCCGGTGATTTCTTGCGCCTCAGTCGCTCTTTCAGGTCGTCTATTCCTTCCCGGTTGCCTATTGTAAATCTGCTTTTAACTTCCTGCATGTTCTGGGCTACGATGGCATTTTGCATGGACTTTCGTGCGCCCTCTTCCAGTGTATCGTAAAAAACTTTTCCTGATTTGGTCAGGGCTTTGGCCAACTGGAGAGAGAAACCCGTTTTACCGTTGAAACTCTCACCCCATATAATCCAAATCCCTGAGCATTCCGGTGTACCTAACAACTTTTTAAATTCGGGCGGTAACTCTAATTCTTTGAACTTCTTTTTTGTTATTTCGTCAACCGAAACGGCTCTTTTTATTGCCATTAAACTCTGTTTTTTACAGCATGAATTTTTCGTTTTACTCTTCGTAGGTCACATTCTGAATCCTTGAATATTTCCTTGATGTCCGTTGCATTCTCCACACCGTTTGCGATGCATATTTGCGTAACATCATTATAGTTAACCCCTTTAAGCTCTATGAACTTTCGACCGATACGGGAGTTGATTTCTTTGTACCCTTTGCGGTTAAGTTTGATTCCCTTGCTTATTCTTTTTGAAAGATGATCTGTTGCACAAAGAATGATTCCGCAGTGATCTTCCAGTCTATTATATAAAGTGATGAAGAAGTAAAGCACGGTGTCTGGAAGCTTATCCGCTTCATCCAGTATAATAAGTGGGTTATGTTGTGATTTTAGCTTCTTTACGATTTCGTGCATCATTTCGGCAACCGTAAAACCACTATAATCAACACCCATTGAAGTTAGGAGCTGCACCAGGAACTCTTTTCGGTTCCAATACTCGGCACAGCTCAATAAATAGGCGTTTTTATTGTCTGCCACATAAAGGTCAAAACTTTTAGACTTACCAGAACCGGCATCACCGGTCATGGCAAAAACATTGGCGTTTTGTTGTGCATCCGTCAGGAACTTTGAAATGATTTTTAAATCGGTTGTTTCAACAAAAACCCATTCTTTAGAACTGTGTCCTATTTGAGAGGCCACGTTTCTCCACATCGTTTCTGAGATACTTTCCCAGTTATTGTTCATTATTTGCGAAAGCAGGGCGGAGGAAACGCCGTTTAATGAATTAGCGGCTTTGTTTTGGCTTCCCTTTTGATTGATAAAAAGGGCTAGTTTTTCGGCTACTTGTTTTTTGAAATCAGTTGTCATACTTTTGTTTTTTTAAAATTTGGTTAATTCGGGGTGCAACCCGTTTTTACATTAATTGAGTGTAATCAAACTCTTGATCGTCCTCGGTAAGAACCGCTTCGCTTACTTTCTTTTGATACTGAGCGATGTCGGTTTTTTCTTTTTTAACTCTCTTGGAGTTGACGCCTTTTAGTTTTGGGTTTTTATATCCGTAGCTTTCGGCAGTCATGTTGTGTTTTTGAAGGTTCGCTTCCGCTTTTTCCTCTGTTGCAATTCTTATTTTCTTAGTAGCTTCTATTTGGTCTCTGTAATATTGAGCCTCCCAATCTTGTTGCTCTTGCTGGCCACGGTGTATCTCTACTTTCGTTTCAGCAGCTCTCACAAATTTTAATCCTAGTGGCGTTTTCTTGTAGAGATAGATTAAACTCATGTCGTCCGGGTCAAACTTGATGTGAAACTTTTGGCTCACGTTTTCAATATGCCATTCCTGGTCTATGGCTCTTGAATTTTCTTGGTAGACTACATAGTCATATTGAATTGTTTTTTCCTTGAAGCTAATCCCGCTAGAGTGGCACTGAATTGGTTGATTTCTCTCAATCCAAAAGAAGTCAACCATTTGAAACGGTGTTACCTCTGGACTGTCGGGGTTTTCGCTTTCAAAATACATTTCAATTCTAGGCTTGCCCGTTTTTGGGTGAGTGGCTTGGTTCCATTCGTTACGTTTTTGCTCGTATTGTGCTTTTAGTTGAGCAAACGTTGGTAACATTTCAGTATTCGCAAGAACAAACTCCATGTTAGCATGGCTCGAAACTTTTTTCGATGTGATATTTTGCCCAGAATAGTTTGGTAATTGTGCTAAAAACTGAGTTTGGAATCTTCCAAATGCGCTCTCAATCGTTTTTGATTTACCATTATAAGGCTGTGTTTTAATGGCTAAATGGCTAATTTTATCAAAGAAACCACCTGAGTGAAGCTTCTTGTTACCGGCACCGTTATCCAGTGATATTTGGTAAGGCCTGTGTTCTGAAACTTGAATTGCCATTTTGAAAGCTTGGTATCCTGCCTCGTAATCTTCCTTCTCTGAAATGTGATATCCTAAGAATACTTCGCTGTACGCATCCATAACCTCGTACACATTTATAGTTTTCATTTTACCGCTTGCATCCTGATAGTAAAGATTGATTTTGGTACCATCTGAATACCATAGTGAATCTCTCATGGATGGCAAAGCCGTTTTGAATGACATGGTAAACTTTTCTTTGAATTTCAATTCTCCAAAACGGTACCCGTACCATAATGGCTCAATCTTAGGATCTGTTAGGAAGTTAATAAGCGATTGCTCTGACTTAATCATTTTCCACTCTTGCTCTTGCGCTTCGGCGTTGTACTCTTTTAAAAGTTGGTTATAATTTGCCACACGTTTTACACGGTCGCACCAACGAGCCAAAACAAATGACTTAGCATCATCGTTAATTTTCTCCGCGTTTTTAGATCCAAAAGCCTTGTGTATAAAAACCCCGTAACCATCGTTTAAGTACTGTTTAACCTTGTCTTTAAGGATTCTTTGATTCCTTGGAAGCGAATGGGGATAAGTATGTTTTGGCAATTCTGAAACTACCTCTGCAATGCGTTCCCAAACATTCACTTTAGAACCTGCTAATGCTTTTCGTTGTGCTAATTTTGAATTGACAATAGTATTGATGGCATTGCAAATTGAGGCGTTCCACTGATACTCTTTGATGTTTTTCTCTGGTAGTGCCTCACCGCTATCGAGCGTATAGTTTCTATAAAATTCGTAGGCTTTTTGATCGTCTAGTATATAATCAGTAAATGTGATAGTCGTCACCTTTGCGTAAGGATCTCCGGCTAGTTCAATTACTTTATTTTTTATGTCTGATCTCATGGTGTCGAATTGTATTAGTGCTTTACGGCCATTACCGCCTGTCGTCATTTTTTTGAGGTGGCCTCTTGAACATAGTTGCTTATAATTAGGCTCGCTAATTATTCCGCTTTCTACAATCCAAGAGGCTTGTACACAAAGGATATTATTTTGATAGTATTCAAACATTATGATTCTTTGTTAGGTTCAAAAATTTCCAACATATTTTTTGCATCCAATAGAATGGCTTTTGCTAAATCTGATTTATCCTCACGTTCGCCTTTTAAAACAAGAGTTATATAAGTGGCGGTACAGTCGTGTTTAACTGCTAGAGCTGACTTATTTATTTTTTTTCTTTGTGCTTTTGTAAAGTGCTCCATTTTTTCGTTAGCTTTGTTTTAAATTCTGAACAAATATCGAAACAAGTTTCGAAATAAAAAAATATATTCGAAAGTTTTTTCGAAAGTATTTTATAATGCATTATAAATGAGTTCTATAAACAAGAAAATTGACGACATAGCTAACGAGCACTACGCAGGTAACAATTCCGCCTTTGCTAAAGTTATGGGAACAAGTGAGGCAAATATTCGTAATTACAGGAAGGAAACCATGCCGAAACTGGAATTCGTTGTAAAACTCAGAGAAGGAAGATTACGAGGCAGGATACCAAGCTTTCAAAATGGCAATTCAAGTTTCAGAACACAGACCTTACCAAATATCACTGGATAACGGTGTCGGTAACAAGAAGCTTCACTCAGGTGGTTTCTTTGATAAAATTAGCCATTTAGCCATTAAAACACAGCCTTATAATGGTAAATCAAAAACGATTGAGAGCGCAT